CCGCCAGGATCACCGGGCACGCGGCCACCAGCCGCAGGTCCCGCAGGGCACCCTGGTAGGAATGGTCGCCGTCGACGTGGGCAAAGTCCGCCCGCGGCAGCTCGCGGACGTGCTGCGTGTCCACGACTACAAGCTGGGCATCGATGCCGCGGCGGGCTCGGACGGCGTGCCAGTGCCGCAGGCACTCGGGCGAGTCGTCGTCGAGGCCGCCGTCGATGCAGAGGTACCGTGCCATCGGTGCCGCCACGGCGAACGCCGCGAGCGAGTAGCCGGCTCGGGTGCCGATCTCGATCACGCTGCCCGGTGCGAACTCGGCACACACGGCGGCCTTGTTGAAGTAGTGGCCGGCGGCCTCGTCCGTCAGGCGGAACCAGTCGCCCGGCCGCCAGACGTCGACCAAGGCTGCCAGCACCTGCTCCCTACTCGGTGGCATCGAGCACCTCCCAGACGGCGGCGGCCGGCAGCTCGCACACCCACGCCTCCGCGTCGTGCACGCCGTAGGACACGACGACGCGGTCACCCTGAACCGCGAGGCCGGCGGCGAACTCAATCACCCGCAGCTCGCGGAACGAGAACCAGGGCGAGACCCTCGCGAGCCGCAGGCCGGCGTCGAGCCAGATGAACCGATGCTCGTACACACGTTGCGAGCCCACGTAGCACACCTCGTGCACGCACCCGAGCCAGCCGTCTCGAAATGGCACGAGCTGTGACCCACCCCGGAACCGCTTGGCCAGCGGCGTCGTCGCACCGCGCCTCGACAGCACGTAGCCGCCGGGCAGCTCGGGGTTGGCGTCGACCGTGACTAGGTGGCCGTCGTGGTGGCAGCCGTAGAGCCATCCGCCGGGAGCCGCGAGGAACGGCATCCAGTTTTTCTCATGCTCCTGCGTCGAGACGCTGTCGAGCACCCGCAGCTGCGACATGGTCGCAGAGCGGATGTCGAGGTCCGCCGTGGCGATGCGGCAGCGGCCGTCGGTCCACGGTGCCGCGTTGCGCACGGTCGCCGACACGCCCAGACCGGTTTCGGTATGCCGCAGCCGGCAGTCCTCGAGGCCGTGCACCGGGTAGCCGCTCGTCGGGTACTCCGGGGCGACGATGTGCCGCTGACTGACGACGCCGAGGTCCTGGTTGAACCGAACCAGGATGTTTTCGGTGCGGATGACGCCGCCGTCTGCCTCGGGCATTCGGTACTGATGGTCGAAGATCTGGTAGTTGCTTGACCGCACGATCCCGATCAGGTCGCCGGCCACGACCGCGATCGTCGGGTTGAAGGTCGACCACCCGTCGTGCACCGGCTCCACGGCAATCCTGACGTGCCGAACCGCTGGCACCAGCTCGGCCAGGAGCGGCGTGTACCACGCGCGGTTGCTGCGGGCGAGCTGCTCGGTCTCGACAGCCAGGCCGGGCACGGCCAGCAGTTGCTCGGCCGCGCGGCGGCCGGCGGCGATCTCGTCGCAATAGAAGGCGTGCTGCAAAAGCCCGGCCAGGTGCTCCACCATGCCGCCATCGTGACCAGCGGCCGGCTGGCGGCCGAGGGGGTCAGGCAGCCGCGTGGACGGCCGCGTACCGCACCGTCTCCCGGATGCCGGCGGCCAGGGTGACGGATGGCCGCCAGCCCAGCAGGTGCTCGGCAAAGGCTGCGTCGACCAGGCTGCTTCCAAGGTCGCCGGCTCGTGGATTGCCGTGCACCGGCGGCGGCAGGCCACGGCCCGTGACGGCCTCGACCTCTCCCCGCACCAGCTGCTCGAGCTGGGCCACGCTCGTGCCCACGCCGGTGCCCACGTTGACCGGGAAAAGCCTGCCGTAGGGCAGCTCTGCAGTCAGTGCCAGCACGTTGGCTGCCGCCACGTCCCGCACGTGCACGTAGTCACGCACTTGGCTGCCGACGCCGTGGATCTGGCACGGCCGACCCTCCATCGCTGCCCGGCAGAAGATCGCCACGACGCCGGCCTCGCCGTGCGGGTTCTGCCGTGGCCCGTAGACGTTCGCGTACCGCAGCGCCACGGCCTGCATGTGGTACCAGTGTGCGTGCCACGCCAGGTACCGCTCCGCCGTCAGTTTGGCCAAGCCGTACGGGCTGACCGGGTCTCGGACGGCCTCTTCGACGGCCGGCTCGCGCACGTTGCCGTAGACGACGCCGCCGGACGAGGCGAACACAATCCGCCGGCAGTCATGCCGCACGGCGGCCGACACGACATTGATCAGCCCGACCACGTTGACCTCGGCGTCGAATGCCACGTCTCGCACCGACCGACTCACGCTGATCTGCGCAGCCTGGTGACAGATGGCCGTCGGTCGCACCTCCCGGACGACTCGCTCGACGTTGCCGGCGTCCCGCACGTCGACGACGTGCACAGGAACGCCTGGCGGCACGTTGGCGCGGCTGCCGGTCGACATGTCGTCGAGAACTGCGACTCGCCTGCCCGCCTCGCGCAGCTGGTCGACGACGTGGCTGCCGATGAAACCGGCTCCGCCGGTGACGAGGATCATGAGTCGGGGAACGCTGCCGTGGGTGGCGTGAACCCTGCCGTGTACCGAGCGACACCTTTGGTGATGCGGAGGTCGTCGATGTACCCAGAAAACGATCGTGTCGACGGAGCGAACGCACCGCCACCGATCACGAGCGGCCCGCTGTTGTTGGTGCTCACCGTGAATGACACGGTGTTGGAAGCAGACTGCACGCCGTCAATGAAAAGCCGCAGTGTCGATCCGCTGCGTGTGACGGCGACGTGGTGCCATGCGTTCTGGGTGGGCTCAGTCGTTGTGACCGTTTCGGTGTTTGCAGCCCAAGGCACGAAAATGATCCCACTCCCACCAAATTCCAGCGTCCACGCGTCCGATGGGGTGCTTCCTACAGGACCCTTGCCGACCAGTCCGGCGAATTGTTGATTGCCACCGTCGTGGTAGTACCACAGCTCGATCGTGAAATCGCCTGACCCTAGTTCGAGCGCGTTGGCCGACGTGATCTGCACGTAGTCGCCGCTGCCGTCAAACTTGCCGCTGGCGCCGCCAAACTTGCTTTGGGTCGTACTGATCTGTGCGTTGCCGTTGGCCGTCGCTGAGAACGCATTTGATGACGAGTCTGTAAACGTCGTGCTCGCGTTGGAGCCGTCCATGTGCAAGAGCAGCGACACGCTACTGAAGTCTTGATCGGTTGCATTAGACGGCGGCCACATCGAGTTGCGCTTGTACCAGTAGTGCAAGTGCAGCGGCCAAACACCAACAGCACTCGACGTGCTGGGGGCTGGCGGACCGATCCCGATGTACCCGCCTGGTATGCGCCCCATAGCGTCAAGAAATCTCCAGATAGCTGCACACGAACTCGAGGTCGTTCGACGCGCTCGGCGTGACGACGATTGAACGATCCTCCTCCAGCCATATCGTGGTGTCCTTGCTGACGACGACGAGCGTGGCGTCGGCCGGGACAGTTACTGTCGAGCAGATAGCGTGACCGGTGCCGCCGCCGTCATCTTGGCTGTGCAGCTTCACCGTCACATCACAGTTAAGAGACCCGTCGACGTTGGCCACGTAGAGCGACTGCACCTGCAGCGCCTTGCCCGAGCTGGCGGCGTTGTTGAGCAGCACCGTGCCCGTGGCGCCCGTGACCGCGGACAAGTACGCGGTCTTCGCAGTGATGGTCGTGGGTCCGACGATGTTGGGGGCAGCCATGAATCACCTATGACAGTGCGAGGATGAGTCCAATCGCGGATGCAGCTTGTGCGCCTGTTGGGCCGGTAGCACCGGTTGGACCACCAGAAGGCCCTGTCGGACCTCCAGCTCCGGTTGGCCCAGTAGCGCCTGAGCCGCCGGTAGGCCCTGTGACTCCTGTGGACCCTGTTGCACCAGTCGGGCCAACGTCGCCAGTCGGTCCACCAGACGGGCCTGTGGCGCCTCCAACACCGGTCGGCCCAGTTGGTCCGGTCACATTCGACGCAGCACCGGTCGGGCCTGTGGACCCTGTCACTCCCACTGATCCAGACGAACCGGTCGGCCCTGTGACGCCAGAGGCTCCGGTCGGTCCTGTGCTGCCGACCGAGCCAGTGGGTCCGGTGACTGTGGACGCAGCACCTGTCGCACCGACAGCACCGGTCGGGCCTGTCGGTCCGGTGATCGCCAGATCGATCGGACCGCTGGGCCAGCTGCCCGACTCCTTCGGCCCGTAGAGCTTTCGGCCGACCGTGTCAATGAACAAATCGCCGTTGTTGCCGACTCCACCCGTAGGCGCAGTCACGCCGGCCAGGACGGGCGAGCCACCGGATGGGAGCGAGTAGAACGGCATGGCATCACTTTGCCCTGTGGGCGGCCTCGAGGTGAGGGGGTGCGGTCACGCGTCCGGCCCAGCGACCACGCCCTGCTCAACGCCCACCTTCGCCACGTATGCCATGAGCGCCCCCACCGCCGCCGCGAGGTCCGCGTCGGCCTCCGCTCCCGCGAGCAGGTCGCGCACATGGAGCCGCACCGGCTCGGCTGGTGCCTCTTCGACGCCGGTCTCGGTCGTCCTGAATCGGACGAGGGTCACGCGGGCTTCGGCGTCGCCGCCTGTCACGCTTGACACAACGATCTCACGGACCCACAGGCGGTCGTACGTGGCTGCGTAAGACAGCGGTTCGGCGGCGTACAGCGTGGGGATGTCAGCCATTGATCCTCTCCTCTAGTGCGGCGATGCGTGCGTTGGACTCTTGCAGTGCCTTGACGAGCAGCGGGATCAGCGTCTGGTACGCGACAGACAGATACTCCGTGCCCTGCTGGACAACGCCGTCTAGGTACGGCTGACCAGCCAATGCCTGTTGAAGGTCTTGTGCAATGAAGCCCGGCTGGATGCTCTGATCCTTGCTCCATGACTCCTTGTAACGGAATGTCACGGGCCGCAGAGCCTCTATCACGTCGGTGCATGACGACAGCGGAGCGATGTCGTTCTTGATTCGTTCGTCGGAGCCGTTGACATACGCGCCAGCACCCCACACTCCGGTGCCGTTGCATTGGAGGTTGTATGCGCCTTGGTCGGTGACGCCGACGATGACCTCGCCCGTGCTATTGACGCGAATGCGCTCGGCCGTAGCAGTTTCGTCATACAGGAAAAACTCACCGCCAAATCCGCCGCCGCGATACCCGCTCCCGGCGGTGCCGAAAATCCATGAACGCGCGCCGGTGCCGTCGTAATCGCATCGCACAGACGCCGACCCGGTGCCGTCCTGCTCTACGTGCAGCACGCCGTCGTCGGCGTTATTTGCCCTAATGTGGCACGGACTGGAAGGCGATCCCCCAATCCCCACATTCCCCGACGCATCCACGCGCACCCGCTCGGTGCCGTTGGTGACGAACGTCAGAATGTTCGCGCCTCTGCGGCCAATGCCTGTGTCGGGGTCACCATCGAACCCATAGGCGACGCTGTTTGCCGTGTCGATGTCGTCCGCGAGTATCTGCCCCGCGAACGTGGCGGTGCCGGTGGAGGAGATGGTGAGGCGGGTGGTGACGCTGCCACCTGTCGGCGTGGTGCGAAACACAAACCCGCTGAACGTCTGCTGATTCGCGTCGAAGTAGCACAAACCATCAGAGACGTTTCGGTATATGTCGATTGTCTCGCCCGCACCCTCTTCGATCCGTAGTGCAGTGCTGTTGCCGTTCAACGTGAGGGGTATGCCGCTGGATGCCGTGATGGTGGCGTTGCCTGTAATCGCCGCCCCCGACTGCCCGACGATCTGCCCCGCGAACGTGGCGGTGCCGGTGGAGGAGATGGTGAGGCGAATGGTGCCGGTGGTAGTAGTGGCATTTGCTGCGGTATAGAGTCTTACCTCACTCGCCGCATTGCTGAGCGCCGACCCGCCGCCGATCGCAACTAGGTTTTCCGTCGCGGTGCTGTAGATGCCGATGCCTTGGACGGTCTCTTCGGTCGCCGTGTAATGTGCCCCGACGACCTGCGCCGCCTTGTCTGTTGCGTCGGCGGCTGTATTTCGCAGAACTACCGTAGGTGAGGCCATCGCCTGCGTCACAGTGATGCCAGCAGTGAACGAGGGGCCAGCCGTCGGCTGCACCGAGAGCGTGGTACGCGCCGCCTCCGCGTTGGCGTCGTCAATCAGACTGCGCCCAAACGACGTGCAGGTGATCTCCTCCACGTCGCCAGCACCAGCAGACGAGCGACCGAGCAGGCGGTCGGTGGCGGAGACGTTTTGGATTTTGGCGTAGGTGACGGCGTCGTTGTCGATCGTCAGCACCGTGCCGGTGCTCGAGATCGTGATGTCGCCCTTGTCGCCGTCGCTAAACCCGACGCCGGCCACGCCTGTCGGGCCGGTTGCGCCGGTTGGCCCTGTCACGCCTTGGGAGCCTTGACTGCCGGTGGAGCCGGTCGGGCCTGTGGCGCCGGTCGCGCCCACGGATCCCGTGTCGCCAGTCGCGCCCTGCGCTCCGGTTGGCCCTGTTGCGCCGGTCGATCCGACGTCGCCTTGGGCACCCGTCGCGCCTGTTGGCCCAGTCGCACCCACGTCGCCTTGCACGCCTTGCGATCCGACAGCTCCTGTCGGTCCTGTCGCGCCGGTGGCACCGACGGATCCCGTGTCACCGACGATGCCTTGCGGCCCGGTGCTGCCTGTCGGCCCAGTAGGCCCGGTCGACCCGACTTCGCCTTGTGCACCGACAGCGCCCGTTGGCCCAGTGACGCCTTGGTCACCTTGGGCACCGGTCGGGCCGGTGGCGCCTGTCGCGCCAACGGATCCCTGCGGCCCTGTGCTGCCAGTTGGCCCGGTGACACCTTGCTCACCCTGCGAGCCGGTCGGGCCAGTGGCACCGACCTCACCTTGGCTACCAACGGCACCTGTTGGCCCTGTCACGCCTTGATCACCAGTGGCGCCTGTCGGGCCGGTCACGCCCTCGTCACCCTGGGCGCCGGTCGCACCCGTCGGCCCAGTCACGCCCTGGCCACCGACAGCGCCTGTCGGCCCGGTCGCGCCGGTTGCGCCCACGTCACCCTCTGATCCCGTTGGCCCTGTTGGCCCTGTGTTGCCGATGTCGCCCTGCGCGCCAGTGGCACCAGTTGGGCCTGTCACGCCTTGCTCACCTTGCGACCCGGTTGGGCCTGTCACACCTTGGGTGCCGCTGGCACCGGTTGGTCCGGTGACGCCTTGCTCACCTTGGGCACCCGTTGGGCCGGTCTCGCCGATAAGACCTTGGGCACCCGTCGGGCCTGTTGCGCCTGTCGACCCAACGTCGCCCTGCGCGCCAACGGCACCGGTTGGTCCGGTCGGGCCAGTGACGCCTTGCTGGCCTTGCGCGCCAGTCGGTCCGGTGCTGCCAACGTCACCGACGGCTCCCGTCGGGCCTGTCTGGCCAACGTCGCCGACCACGCCTTGGGCGCCGGTTGGCCCCGTCGGCCCTGTCGAGCCTTGTGCGCCCGTGTCGCCGGCGACGCCTTGCGCTCCGGTCTGGCCTGTCGCGCCTGTCTCGCCTGTTGGCCCGGTGACACCCTGCACACCCTGCGACCCGGTTGGCCCGGTAACGCCTTGGATGCCTTGCGGTCCCGTCGCGCCGACGTCGCCTTGGCTACCGGTCGGCCCAGTCAATCCGATCAGGCCTTGCTCGCCTTGGGCGCCTGTGGCACCTGTCGGGCCGGTAGCGCCGGTGTCGCCGACGGCTCCAGACGAGCCGGTCGGCCCCGTCGCTCCCGTGGCGCCCTGCGCGCCCGAGCTGCCCTGTGCACCGGTCGGGCCTGTTGCACCTGTGCCTCCGATGTCGCCTTGCGGTCCTGTCGGTCCTGTCGATCCGACGGCGCCCGTGGAGCCGACCGAGCCTGTGGCACCCACGCTTCCGGTCGGGCCTGTCGCGCCTTGGACGCCCTGCGGTCCGGTGATCGATTCGCCCTGGGCGCCAGTTGGCCCGGTCGCACCGGCAACGCCCGTGGCACCGACGCCGCCCGTCGATCCTTGCGGGCCGGTTGGCCCGGTCGCACCTGAGGTCGAGAACTCCGTCCACGTCGTCAGGTCGCTGCCCAGCTGCCACAGCAGGCCCGTGGCCGTGACGTGCACGAGCATGCCGGCCTCGCGTCGTGCGGACGGGATCGCGTCCCTGTCCGCATTGCTGGCGACCGTGCGGTAGCCGCCCTTGCCGTAGAGCGCCTCGTGGCTCGGGTGCACGTCGGTCGTGTCGAACGGCACGACCGGCGCGGCGACGTTCGTGCCCTTAATGTTGGCCATCAGCTCACCACCACGACGACGGTGCCGGTGATCGGGTACGTGCTGCGGTAGATCGTGTAGCTACGTGCGGCCTGCGCCGTAAACGTGATCGACCTGGTCGTCGTCTCCCAGGCAGAGTTGACCAAGCCGCCGACCGTAAACGTGGGCGAGCCGAACGACGCCGGGAGCACAAAGTGCAGGTAGGCGGCCGTCGCCACGATCGTGCGCGTCTGGCTGCGGCCGTCGGCCATGTCGCTCGTCAGCTGCGACGCAATCTGGCCGTCCGTGATCGCCGCGGCCGTGCTCGCGCCCCACCACCGCAATAGCAGGGCAGGGGAGGTGGCCGTGTCGTCCGCGACGGCCTTCGTGTGGACGCGCATCGTGGCTCGGAACCCGTCGCCGTACCGCCAGACCGGGATACCTCGAGGTGCCGCCACCTCGTACGTCACGTCGGAGCCGCTCTGCGTGTCGACCACGCGGTCGTGCCGCTGCGGCACGCCCAGCGGAAAACTGGCCGTCTTGATCACGAAGTCCCGAGACTCCCACCGCTCGACGACGCCGTTCTGGTCGGCAGCCTCAAAGACGGAGCTGCCGACCGTCGCCGTGAGGTTCACAGTCGTCGCACCGCGCACGTACCGCACCGTCCGCCCGGCCGAGGTCGCCAGCCGGTCAGCCAGCCAGGACGCACCTACGGCGAGCATGTCGGACATCGGTCACTCCACGGCGCCACAACGCCGCCGCGGCGCGTCGTGGATACGCGCCGGCGGCGGGTTGCGGCAGGTCTCGGACTCGCGTCGGATCAGCGCTCGAGCTTGACGCTCACCGTGGACGCACCCGTCACGGCCTGCGCGACGGCGTAGCCCATGTTCACGCCGGTGACGGTCGTGGCGACGCCGCTGGTGGCGTACCACTTGACCTGCGCACCGGCCGCGATGGTCTCGCTGTTCGCACCCGAGGAGTGCTTCGGCACGCTGTAGACGCCCTCGACGGCGACGACACCGACCGCACCGTTGGCGATGGGGCGCGGCGCGACACCGACGAGCGAGCCGATCACGACCACGTCGCCGGCGGCGATCGCGCCGCTGGCCGTGTGGTCGAGGTAGTAGCCATTCTGAACCGTATCTGCCATGGAACTGGTCCTCTGCTGCTGATGGGTGTGGGTGCCGGCGGGCGGACACGCTGCCCGCCCGCCGGCGAATGATCACGACACGGCTCAGACGTCGACCTTGACGCCCGCGAGGTACTCCGCCTTCGACACGCCGAAGTCGTAGTAGCCACGCATCTGGACCCCGAGCACGTTGAAGTCGGCCTCTGCCGTCTCCACCACCGGGCTCTGCACGCCGTTGAGGAACGCCACCTCCATCACCGGCAGGTCGGCCGGCGAGGCGAGGAGGTAGTGGTCGGTCACGTTGGTGAGGTAGGTGGAAGCCACCACCTCGTAGCGACCGGCCAGCACGTTCCGCTCCGGCTGACCCGTGGTGGCACCGCTCTGGATCAGGGCGGAGCCCATGATCTCCAGCGCGGCGACCTCGAGGTCGACCGGCACGAGCAGGATCCGCGGCGTCACCGCCAGCGGGTTGCCGTCGGGGTCCTTCAACTTCCTGAAAGTGGTCACCACGTTCTTGAGGCTCGACACCGACAGCGCCGCCGACGCCGGCGTGGTGCCGGACGTCATGAGGTTCTTGCGGGCGGTCGTGAAGAACGACGCGTCGTCGAGGAACGCCGTCCAGAACACGTCGTTGAGCTTGAGCGCACCACCACGACCGATCCGCTGCGGCACCGCGGTGAGCGCACCCAGGTCATCGTTGATGAGGTCGGTGCGGGTGACCGACGTCATGATGCCGTAGGTGCTCGCCGAGATCGTCCGCGACTCGTCGCTCGTCGCCGCGTGCTTCAGCTCGCCGCCGTTCGCCACGGCCTCGAACTTCATGCCGCCGTTGAGCCGGTACGACGTCAACGTCTTGAAGTCGTTGACCGCACGCACCGCCGAGATGCTCCGCCACGCCGACTCGACGCTGTCGAAGCCGGCCAGGAGGAACTTGTTGACCGTCGCCGACAGGATGCCGCTGATCGAGTGCGTCGACCAGGCCGCCTGCAGCACCGGACGCAGCGTCGAGCTGGTGATCTTCTGCGGGCCGTCGTAGCCGTTGGCCACGGCCGCCTGCAGGATCACCTCGCCGAGCGTGATCTGCCCGCGGGCCTTGTGCGCCGCCTCGAGCACCTTGGCGTCGTACTTCTGCTCGACGCCCGGCAGGCCACCCTGCATGGCGAACGAGGCCTGGATGACGTCCGCCGAAGGCGGGGCGTGCTCGACGATGTGCACGGCCGGGGCCGCCGGCCGCTCGTCGCGGGCCGCCTTGAGGTTCTCCATGTCGGTGACCTTCTTGTTGAGGACGTCGACGGTGGCGATGAGCTTGGCCAGGTCGACAGCCGGTGCAGGATCGGACTCCACGGCGACCTCCGCCGTGGCCGCCACGGCCGGGGTCGACACGACCTCGTCCGTGGGCTTGGTGGTGGCGTCAGCCGCCATGGTTTCCTCCTCGACGGCCTCTTCGGCCGCGATGGCGACGCTGGTCTCCGCGTCAGCGCCCAAGGTGACAAACGAGACCTCGCGGAGAGCGGAGGCCCTTACGATGCGGACAGGCCCCATGTGGGTCTGCCCGTTTGCGGCGGCGACGGCGTCGGCGTCGACCTTCTGGTGGCGGCGGACGTCGGCGCCGACACTGGCCTGCCAGGCGTAGCCTCGCTCGGCCAGGGCGAGCACCTGGCGGGCCGTGTCGGTGTCGGCCATGATCTCGCCCTCGACGATCAGCTTGGATCCCTCGACGCGGACGCTGTCCGTCTGCCCGAGGATCGACCCGAGCCCGTAGTCGTGACCGAGAACGATCGGGATACGCTGCTTGGTTTGCATGCCGGCCAGGTCGATCACGACCGGCTCGCGGCTCCAGCCCTGACGGATCGGAGCGCCGGTGTAGGCCTCGATCGTGAACCGACGCGGGGAGGCCGCAGCCTCGCCATCGGCGGCCTGGAGAAACGTCACGCTGGTGTCGAGTTTCAGAGTGTTCATAGGAAGTCGATCAGCTCCTCGAGGTCTTCGTCGTGGTCGAAGTCGTCCACGTCACGCCTCCTGTGGATTGCCCTCCTGCATGGGCTGCGCCGCACCACCCAGGTCGATCGGCAGCCCCAGCTCACGCATCAGCTCCAGCTCGGCCGCACGCTGCCGCAGCTCGACGTCCCACCGCTTGCCCTGGCGGGCGTACTCGCTCGCGAGCGTCGTCGTGTGCGTACGCAACCGCACCTCGGCAGCCGACGCCTCCTTGCCGGGGTCGACGTGCTCGCGGCCGTCCCAGACCCAAGCCCAGTTCCACTCCGAGAACGGCGGAAGGCCGTCCGGGATGACGCCGGCCAGGCTGGCCTCGTTGACCCACGCGGCCAGCACGCGGTCGAGGCAGACCCGCTCGAGCTGGTCGCGGTCGACGCGCTGCATCAGGCCGTAGACCTGGTGGTCCATGCGGCCACTGGCGTAGTTGTAGGACGAGCTGTCGAGCGCGGCGACGTTGTACGGCAGCTGCATGCAGCGGGCGATCTCGTTGAGGATCTCGCGCTTGAAGTCCTTGTAGGTGCTCGTCGGCTGCTCGGCCTTGAGCTGCGAGATGTCCCAGCCTTCCGGCAGGGTCACGAGGCTGCGCTTGCGGATCTCCATCTCGGCGAACGCGTCGACCTCGTCCACCTCGGCGGCCGGACTGTTCGAATGAATGAACGCCGCGAAATCCGCGGCCGTCTCAGCGGCCGCAATCACGGCCTCGGTGTACCGACGCAGCTGGCCGAAGAGCCGGAGCGCGGGTGCCACCTCGGGCATGCCGCGGTTCTGGCCGGGACGCTGCCGGCGGAACCAGTGGATGACCGCTGCTGCCGGCACGCGCTGGAACTGCAGGTTGTTTACGCGGTAGTTGCTGCCCGGGTGGAAGTTGAGCACCTGGTAGGCAACCACGTTGCCGGTGGCGTCAAACTCCAGACCGTCGACCGTGTTGCCCTCGGGCGTGATCGTCTGCCGCATCAGCTCGGTCGGGGTTGCGACCATCTCGGCCTCGACGAGCCGCAGGTCCAACTGCACGCCCGGCAGGCGGGCGTTGTTGACCATCAGTGCGAACGCCTCGCCGTCGACGACGAGCGCCTCGCGCATCGTCCTGAGCTTCGCCGGCAGGTCGATCGTCGTGCCCCAGTCGTAGAACGCCCGCTCGACGACACGCGCGGCGTCGTCCTGGACGTCGAGCTGCAGCCGCGGGCCGGTGCCGACCAGGTCGCTTGCGAGCGTGGCCGAGATGCCGGCCAGGTACGAGTTGTTGTTGCGCTCATACCTCGCGCGGTTGCGGATCGTGCGACGCACGACCGGCGAAAGCTGCGCGTCGGCAGAGAATGCGTCCGCGACCTGCCAGTGCTTGTAGTCGTCGCCCAGCTGCGACGCCTCGTACCGCCCGCGCACGACCGGAGCCGCGACGGGGCGCGGCTTGGCCTTGGCACGGAAGAAGTCGAGGAATGCCATCAGGAGTACGGCGATGGTG